CGTTCCAGAACCTGTGAGAGTAACAATAGCTTCGCCATCTACCGCTACTGAAAGACTACCGACTGTTCCAACTGCTCCTGCTATAGAAGCAATTGCTTGTGCATTTACACCTGCAACGGGTGCGCCTGTAGTTCCTGCTGCTGGTGCAGTAAGGGTAACAGGTATAGTTCCTTCATCCCAACCTAGCTCACCAAAACCAGCTCGACCCCAACCACTTAGTAGCTGAGCCATTTTACGCTATTCTAATTATCGCTGTACTCGCTGCTGCTGCTGGAAAAACAATAGTAAAATCGCCAGATGTAGATGTTTTCTCTCCACCAAAATCAATAGTAGCAACAGATTTGTCACCATTAGTATCATTATAGATCATACAACCTCTAGCAGTAACAGTAGCTGTGCCAAAAGTTAAATCGGCAAAATCAGTAAACCCTGTAGTACCAGCACTCGTTGGTGCTACTTTTGTTAATGCTGCTCCGCCAGAAGTATAGTTTGTTCCACTTGCCTGACCAGTAGTAGTAAATGCAGTTGTAGTTGCACCTAAGGTTGCAGAGCTTGTATATAGTGCAAGTTTAAAAACATTGCCATTAGTTGCAAAATTGTGTGTAGCTTCTAATAGTTCTTTTTTAAAACTTGTTGTTAATGTTGATGTAATCGCCATATTAAATCCTTTTTATTATATCTGCTAACTCTTGATCACCAGATTTAACAAAATCCTGTATCAGGGAAGCTTTATAAGATTTTAAAGCATTTTTTATATAAATCAAACAAACTTGGTAAATCAAATTTTGATAAGCTCTAGCTTGTTCTTTTATATGCGGTGAAGTATTGTCTGAATATCCTACAATTTTCTCTGTTAATCTTTCAGCCCAGAACTCTGGAGGGTGTCCTCCGAAGTTAGTTGTCGCTATTTCTACCAGTCCTAATTTTGGCATTCCCTCTGGCGTAATCTTATCTACCATTTTTTAGGCTCTACAGATTTTTGTAAATGTTCGTCATTACGGCCTATAAGAGTTGGCTTATGTTCATATTTTTTTATTTCTAATTCACTAATTCTAGAAACTTGTAAAGTATTTTCATTTTGCAAAACTACTAAAGGATCTGCAAGTCTATGATATCCGTATAGTTTTTGTTCTGCTGGAACATCTGTATCTAACAATCCACTACTAGCAGCTACTTCTACTTGTATATTATTAGAAACACATTTAGACAACCAAAACTCAACACAAGCCCTTCCGGATTCTGCAAAATGCAAATTACCTTTATAACTGAAATCTACACCAAATAATTTTATATTAGCTACCTCGTTCCATAATGCAAAAGCAATTGCATAAGCAACCGTATTATTTAAATAATAACAATTAGTATCAACAATTATTTCTTTTATAGGGTACTCAACTAAACCAGGGCATCTATCATCTAACTGACATGTGTATATAGGCCCTTTATGCTCTTGTAATACTTTAGCCATACTACTAGTTTGGCCACCAGCATCATCACCTTCTAAGAATCTAGATGGGGGATCCATCATAAATACTCTATCATGGAAGATTACATCTGCTACAGCATTTATTGCCCAGACTTCATCAAAATGAACTCCATGAGATTTAGCTAAATTATAATCAAACCAACTTTTACCTAGCCCAACTATGGCTATTGATTTACCTTTAAGACCTGCAATTTTTTCCATGTATTTTTTAAGATACCGTTGTCCTCAAAGAATCATGACGGTATTCATCTCTCCTTCCGCGAGCTTCTGCAAGATTTTTTAATCTTGTGATTTCAAGTAGAAATCTTTGCTCGTATTGTTGTTGTATATCGGGCTCACCCTTTAAAAATATATTAGCTTCTACTAATGTTCCATATAGTAATGCATTTCTAGCATTTTGTGAAATCCAAGTCCCAGTGGTATCTGTTACTATTGAATTTGGTTTAAATAAGTAGTGCAATTCAATAGAATAATCAGCATCTGGCACAGGACTTACAATTAATGTAGATCCATTATTTCCTGCTGTAGATAGTTCTTTATCAAAATCTGCGTAATACAATGGCCTAGCTCGTTCACTAATTGCTGTAGGATCAACTGAAAATTCACGCATGAAAGATGTATGTTTTTTATCTAAATAGTGATAATCACCATCTCCATCTATAACTGCAACTGAAAAACTCATCTGAAAATCAGAAGGAGCTGTTAAGTAAGTGTTGCCTATCGTTAAGTTACCAGTAACGTTTTTACGAAAGTAATCAAACTGTATTAGTTCAAAAATCCTTTCTTCTGCATTTTTAATAAAATCATCAACAGTAGCAACAAATGTAGTTTCTTCATTCTCTACATAGTTTTTAATTAATGTTTTTAATTCAGCTAATGTCATAATGTAGTAATTGTAACTGTCCCTAATGATCCTGTCATCTTAGGAGTTGTAAAATTTGTTGGTAATGTTGAAGGATTCATAAAGTTTGATTTAAAAATAGAGGAACTTACAACAACAACAAAACCCTCTCCTTCTTCTTTATCGTTGTTTGGTCTTGGTTTATATAAAGCCTCAGGATCTGCTTTTGCTGTTAAAGGTTTTAGCTGTGGATGTTTAGGTTCAAAACAATCAGAACATACTTTAGCACCATTCCATTCTTCTTTTAATTCAGTAAACTTATATTCAAAGGCACATCTATCGCATAAAGCTTTTGCAAATTTTCCAGAGGCATAGGCCATCTTATCTCATCCTAATATCAGGTCTTACTCTAAATGATGCTCTATCTTCATCTTGGTCTGCTGCTCTAAGAAATTCTTCTTCGTATATAGCTTTTAATTGAGGAGTAAGTTGTGGATTCTTTTTTAAAGATATGTAATAAGCCAATCCTGCAACAAAACAAGGATAAAATCTAAATGGCATATCCATAGTATTGTTAGCTTTGTCTGCGTCATCCATTCGTACTATTTTATTAAAAACTAGAACATCTGTACTGTTTTCTGGTGCGGGCCATATTTTTAAAATTGGTGTAGTTAGCTTGTCAAGAAAGAATTGTGATGGCCTGGCTTTGGTTGTTTTATTTGGTATGTTTGTATATGCAGATCTACTAATTCTATTGATGCTTGTGTCAGTTTGCACTCCATTAATTGTTCTACGTACCACTACATCTAAAACATCAATTACATTTTTATTTAAAGGATAATCAGTTGTGCTTTCAGTAACTGTTTGCGTAGCTTGTTCTATTGTCCATTGATTAAGACCTCTGTTAGCCCATTCAGCAAGCATAATGTTTACGCTTCTAATCGCACTTTTTAAATCGTATCCTGTTCTTAATTCAAGCCCACATCTTTCATAAGCTTCTTCTATAAACTCAGTTACATTAGGTTCAAAATTTGTACTGCCTGATAATGACATTATTTTTTCTTAACTCTTTTTATAGTTTTTTCTAATCTTTTTGCTTGGTTAGCATGTAGCCTAGATGCATTTTTTAACTCTTTAATCATCTTAACTGTTTGCGTTTTTGTAAGTTCTGCCATATTAATCTTCCTCTTGAGCGTATAGATTGTTAAATGTTACATTAGGATCCATATAGCTCTCATGTTGTTCTGCTGAATGTGTCCATTGCGAAGGCATAAAGTCTGGCGCTCCTTCACCTACACGCCATAAAGCAGGATTTGTTGCTCTTACTCTATTATTGGGTAAGGCTACAAAGTTACCAGTATACTCGCCAGCGTCTGTTAAATATAACACATGTGATTGTTTATGTTGAGCAGGATCATCTGCTATTGAGTTGTCAGTATAATCTACAGTAAATAAGTATTTACCTGTGTGAAATTCACCGCCTATTTTACACATCCAAGGGGACGAACTAACTCTATCTAAAACTACAACAGAATGCTCGTGACTTAAACAGTCCCAAGGTTGAGCTAAATGGTCTTCCATAGGCTCTGGCCATTCTTCTAGAGGTATGTCTGCTACTAAAGCTTGAATAGGCATTCTAGCCCACATAGCGCCGCCATGAACGTTTTGCGCATCTTCTTCATCGTCTATTTCACATCCAGTAAATACTACTTGGACTGATAAAGACCTGTCTGGCAATGTATTGACAGCTATAACAAGAGCATGTAAATACTCTCCATGATATTTGCTATGGTTAGCTGTAAACTCTTTTCTGACCCAGCATTTGAACTGCGGGATATTTGAAATTAAATATGACAAAACACTCTCTCCTTTGTTTTTGTAAAAAAATTATTATACTTTTCCGCCTTTAGCCATATATTTAGTGCCTTTCATAGCGCCGCCTTTAGCCATGTATTTAGTACCCTTCATAGCTCCACCTTTGGCCATGTATTTAGTACCTTTAGCTGCGCCGCCTTTGGACATATACTTAGTTCCTTTTGCTGCTCCGCCCTTAGACATGTACTTAGTTCCTTTTACAGAACCACCCATTGCGTATCCTTTTGTTCTTTTAAACATTATTTTGCCTCTTTTTTAACAACTTTCTTTTTAGCTGGAGCTTTTTTCTTAGCTGGCTTTAAATTTGCTGCTTGATGATAACTTTTTCTACTGCCCATAATGTTCTCCTTTAAGATATGGTTGTGACTTTTCTTTTAGGTGACATAACTTTACCACAGCCTCTAGCTATAAAACCACCACCTTTCTTTTTAACTCTGTTTTGTTTGGCCATAGACCTATCAATAGCGTCTCCTCTTTTCTTTTCATAAGAAGATAATTTACCATCTTTATTTAAATCAGCAGGGCCGCCGTTTACCATTTTTTTTCTTGTTTTAGCAGCATCTTTAAAGTTTTTTGCAGTAGGTGCGCCTTTGTCTCCTACGCTACGCATAGTTTCACCAGATCCGCCGGCTATACGTTTCTTTTTTGCTTGTATGTTTGAATATAATCCCATTTAACAACTCCAGTCTTTTCGCGCCCAATAGTTTGCACTACACCTGTCGCTTTTTATTCCACCACTTCTAGCACAATAACTTTTCTTTCTAGATGCGCTGTTTTTATGCATACCCATCTTTTTATCGCCAAAAGTAATACGTTTTACTTTACCACCATCGCTACTAGGACACATAACATAAACTTCTTTACGTTTCTTGTTGTAGCCTCCATTCCCTTGAGGAATGGCCCTAGGTTTATTTAATGTTACTGTTTTACCCTGCCATTCAGCCATTTTTTTTATGCAAAAAATGCAGTCATAGATCCAAAGGTTGCAGTTGTATAATTAATATACAAACCACCAGTAAATAATAACCCATTATCAGGAATAGTAATGTCTCTAGTCACAGTAGCAGATGCTACAGACCCTAGTTTAAAAAGACTGCTCCCATTTGGAGAAGTATTTACAAACTCTACATTTCCTGCCGTACCAGAGCAAACAAGGTTAATACCTTGCAGCCTAGTTCTACCTGCAAAAATAACGTCTGCAACTGCTGTATTTATACCTGCGCTAACATCACCTGCTGGATTACCAACAGCTGTTATTGAGGCTATTGTTCTAAAATATTTAGAACCAGTAGCTGTACCTGCATTAGCACCTGTTATGGATTCTGTTTGATCGTCTCCATTTACATCAGTACCTACTACAGTAAATGATTTAGCTGCATCGTTGCCAGCAGAAAGGATCGTTACAATCCTCCCGCCAACATTAGTAACAGAACCGCCAGAAGCTAACGCGCCACCTATAGTAAGTGCTGCATTATTTCCAACTGCTGCTGCTACTGAAATACCATTTGCATCTAAGGCTTGAGCATCGGCAGTTATAAACTTACCCTGAACATCTGAGCCTGTTAATCTACCTGCCATAAGTTACTCCTATAGACTGCTTATATTAAGCATGATAACACTGTTATCAGTATTACCATTTACAACCATTACAGAACCAACGTGTTGTAAAAGACTGGCATCTGCTTTGGCCTCTACTGCTCCTGCTAAGTTATCTGATCTATTTACTGTATGTCCTAGAACAATAGTACCGTCAGTTATAACTGAAGCTGGTCCAGCAGTTTGCGCCCAAAAATATCTGTCATCTGCAATAGCTATTGGAGATACTCCAACTACAGAACCTGTTTCTGCTGTAGGTGCTATAACCACATCTATATAAGGATTTTGAATTAAATCAATTTTAGATGAAGTTGTTATAGCAGTTACAACTGGATCAAATAGAGTTATAACACAACTAGCTGAAGCGTTAGCTGCTGGGTTAGAAGCAATTTTTAATAATTGTCCTTGACCTGCTACATCGTTTACATGGAGATAACCATTTTTATATTGGTTAAGTGTTGCTGCGTTTGTGCCACCTAAAGTAACTGTAACAGTTGTAGCTGCTGCTGATGCTGCTGTTGGGGTTAAATTTCTATGTGTAGTAACTGCTGCTGCGTTTTGTATTAAAGCACCTGCTGCTATTGCTGCACCTGAAAAAGCATACTTAAAAGTTTTGCTTCCATAAATTAAAGTAGATCCTAATGGAAATAATTGTGTAGCACTTTGAGTGAAAGGATTAGATACAACTGCATCAGTACCTACACCAGAACCATTTTTACCAAATATAACATCTGTTGGCCCAACACTACCTGATACTTCTTGCATTTCTAGCCAAGAACCTTCTTTAACGTGTACATTACCCTCTGTAAGTACATTACCACTAGCATCAATATCGAACTTGTCGGTTATTGCACCGGTTGTCCCATTAACGTTAATTACCTCGAAACCACCTTCGGACCTGACTGGACCTGAAAAAGTTGAATTTGCCATAATTTCCTCCTCGGAAATAAGTTCTATTGTCTCGGCTTGTCTGCTAGGTCAGTCGATAGAACAAGTTAATA